ACACAGAAACAATTAAAGCCAACAATAAAAAACGAGCAGACAGTTACAGAGAATATCGTGACACAAGGTTACAGATAGCAAGACAGATTGAGGATTTAGAAAATGAATTACTAAAAGACGGCATTGAAAAAGACCTTTTATTGAATGAGGTTAAGTTTAGACGGCTTCGTGAGAATACGGAAAAAAACACAAAATTAACTTTAGAAGAACGCAAAGAATTAAACGACCTTTATTTAGAACAAGAAAAACAATCGGAGGCAGAAATAAGGCTAAAATATTTTAATCAAGAAAAACAATTATTAGGTGAAATAGTAGACTTTAGAACAGAGTTAAGAAACAAGGAGATAGAGGATAATAAAAAGGCAGCAGATTCTATTATAAAAACGAATGAAAAAGCCAGGCAGCAAGATTTAGCAAATGAAAAGATAGCGGCAGAAGCTAAGCAAAAATTACAGGAGGCTCAGATCGCAAATGTCGAGGCTGGTATTGCTTTATTTAAAGATTTAGCTGGAGAAAATAAGAAATTACAAGCGATAGGTATTGCAGCAGAATCAGCGGCATCTATTGCTAAGACCATAATTACTACTCAAGCAGCTAATGCAGCAACAACAGCTCAAGGTGCGGCTTTGGCAATTCCAACGGCTGGTGCATCGGTAGCAGCAGCAGCGGCAGCAGTAGTACAAAATAATATCTCTGCTGGTATTAGTATTGCGGCTCAAATAGCGGCAGCGGCTAAAGGTATAAGCGCATTAGGAGGAGGAGCAAGTGCGCCAAGTGGTAGCGCTCCAAGTGGAGGAGGTGCTGGAGGAGGAGAGGTTATTAGTCCAGAATTTAACGTAGTGGGAGAATCTGGCATTAATCAGTTGGCTCAACTTCAGCAACAACCTGTACAGGCTTATGTAGTAAGTGGAGAGGTTACAACAGGCCAGGCGTTAGATAGGAATAGAGTGCAAAATGCAACATTATAAGGCTAATTAAGTAATATTATTATGAGAATAATTGAGTTAATCATAGATGAAAATGATGAGAGTAGCGGAATAGAGGCTATATCATTAGTAGAGCAACCAGCGATTGAGAGCAACTTTGTAGCGCTAAATAAACACGAATTACAATTGAAGGAGATAGATGCTAAAAAGCAGATTCTCATGGGACCAGCGCTAATACCAGACAAGAGCATATATAGACGCTCAGAATCTGGAGATGAGTATTATATCTATTTCTCTAAAAAGACCGTAAGAAAAGCATCTGAATTATTCTTTAAAAAATCCAATCATAAGAATGCAACCTTTGAGCATAAGGATAAGATTAATGGAGTGACTATTGTGGAGAGTTGGATCGTAGAAAATAAGGATAAGGATAAATCTGCGCTTTATGGCTTGGATGTTCCTGTAGGTACATGGATGGTATCAGCTAAAATTGATGATAAGGAGTTATATGAGAAGGAACGCTCTGGAGACGTTAAAGGCTTCAGTATTGAGGGATATTTTGCAGATCGGTATAATATGAGCTCTGATGAGAAAGAGGATAAAATAGCATACCTAAAAGAGATTCTCAATGTGGAATTGGAAACGTATAATGATTATCCTAAGAAAGCCAGCGAGAATGCAAAAAGAGCAATCCGTATAAAAGATGAGACAGGTATAAAATGTGGAACTTTGGTAGGCTGGCAAAGAGCATCCAGTTTAGCAAAAGGCGAAAATATCAGTAGAGAAACTATCGCCAGGATGAGCGCATTTGCACGCCATAAAAAGAATAGCGATGGTAATCCTAAAGAAGATTGTGGAGCTCTGATGTGGTTAGCTTGGGGAGGTACTGAAGGCGTAGAATGGGCGCAAAGAAAATTAAAGCAGATAGATAGTGAAGGAAAGTAAGACAGGAGTATTAGGAGGAAGGCAAGCATGCCTATGTAAAGATGGTACTTATTCTGTAGATTGTTGTAATGGATCAATCTATGCCCAAAGATTTAATTTTGGTAATGGCGAAGTAGTGCCAGAAGGTGCTAATAAATATCTCGTAAAAAAATGTACAGATGATCATACCCATCATGTGCATATACATGATGCTACTTTAACAATAGGAGCAGTATATTTTATGAATTATGCTAATGCTCATCATAATGGATGCTATAGCGTATTGGAGGAAGTAGATGGTGGAGGATTGCATTTGGAAAGCGTTGATTTATACGCAGATTGTGATACCTGTTTGGCATCTACATAAACACGAATTTGCAACAAAAAAAAGTAAATAAAGTAATATATATACAAAACGTTAAAAATGGAGAATAGAACTATATTAAACAAAGTAAGAGAATTGCTCGGAATGGAGGTTAAATTAGAGCAAAGAAAATTAGAGGATGGAGTTACCATCGTAGAGGCTGATTCATTTGAGCCAGGAGAGGAAATTATGATCGTTACAGAAGATGAGCAAATGATTCCTTTACCTGTTGGAGATTATAAAATGGAAGATGGCCAAATCTTAGTAGTATCTGAAGAGGGTATTATAGCAGAAATTAAAGAGGCAGAAGAGGAAGAGGAAGTGGTAGAGGAAGAGGCTAAATCTGAGGAGAAAGAATATGAGGAGGAAGAGGAAGAGATGGCAGAGGCTAAGCCTATCAAAAAGACCGTTGAATCTATCGTAAAAGAGACATTCTTTGCAGAGATAGAAAATCTTAAAAAAGAGAATGCGGAATTAAAAGCTAAAATTCAAGAGTTAAGTTCAGATCAAGTTACTGAAGAGCCTACAAATGAGGCAGAAGTATCTGAGCCTGTAGCTGAGAAGGAAGAGGTGGAATTGTCAAGCGATGAGCCAGCAGATAAGCCTATTTCTTACAATCCAGAAAACGTACAGAAAAAAGAAAAATATGTATTCGGTAAAAATAGACCAAGAACTATTATGGATCGAGTATATGAAAAATTAAATAAGTAATAAATTTTTAAATAAAATAAAATGGCAGATTACCCAACAATCACAGGATCCAGCTATGCTGGAGAATTCGCTGGAAAATATATCAGCGCGGCTTTACTTTCTGCACCTTCCATTGATGGAGGAGCAGTTACCGTAATGCCAAATATTAAACACAAAGAAGTTCTACAGAACTTAACTACATCAGCTTTATTGGCTAATGCAACATGCGATTTCCAAACAGAAGGAGCAACCGTTACACTTACTGAGAAGGTTTTAGAAGTTGAGGACTTCCAATTGAACTTACAATTGTGTAAATCTCAATTTCATTCAAATTGGCAAGCAGCAGAGATGGGATTCTCATCTTTTGATAACTTACCTAAATCATTTGAAGATTATCTATTGGCTTATGCAGCATCTAAAGTAGCTGGAGAAATCGAAGTATCTCTATGGAGAGGAGTTGATGCGACTGCTGGTCAGTTCGATGGACTTGTAACATTGGCTACTGCTGATGGAACTGTTAATGACGTTACAGGTACTACTGTTACTGCTGGAAACGTAATCGATGAGCTCGGAAAAATTGTGGACTCAATGAATACAAATACTAACATTTACGGCAAAGAGGATACACGAATTTATGTATCACGCAATATAATGGCCGCTTATGTTCGTGCACTTGGAGGATTCCAGGCTACAATTGGAGCAAATGGTGTAGATAATAAAGGTACAATGTGGTATTCTAATGGTGCTGCTATCTCTTTCGATGGTATTCCATTATTTATGGCTGAAGGTTTAGCTGCTAATACTGCAATGGCTGCTCAAGCATCTAACTTGTTCTTTGGATGTTCACTATTAAGCGATACACAAGAGGCACGCGTTATAGATGTAAGTCAGTATGATGGCTCGGATCACGTTCGCGTAATCATGAGAATGGCTTGTGGAGCTCAAATCGGAGTTGGATCTGATATAGTTCTTTATTCATAATATTAACCAGAACGATTTAAAGGAGGAGGTAAAATGCCTTCTCCTTTTTTTGTTCATAATACCTTTTAAAACATGTCATGCGATATCACAAACGGGAGAATTGAGCAATGCAAAGACTCGGTTTCTGGACTGAAGGCCATCTACTTTATCAACTATGATGATTTAGATTCTGATAATGTCAATTACAATGCAACAGATACTGATGTTATTGATACATGGGTGCCAGGCGCTCCTTTGTCAATGTACAAATACGAGTTAAAATCAACTGCTAATTCTTTTACTACAACTATTAACTCATCTAGAGATAATGGAACAACATTTTTTGAACAAACATTAGTTGCTAATCTTAAAAGACAAGATTTTGCGGCTCATAAAAATGTTAAACTTTTAGCATACGGAAGACCAAGAATAGTTGTAAGAACTATGACTGATCAATTCTTTATTATGGGATTAGATCAAGGTGCGGATGTTTCGGCTGGAGAAATTTCAAGCGGAGCTGCACTTGGGGACTTTAACGGATACTCATTAACTTTTACTGCTCAAGAGGAGTTACCAGCTAACTTTATCAATGTAACTACAGAGGCTGCTTTGGCGACTGCTTTTGCAGATGGATCAGCAGTTGATGCAACAATTG